GCCCACTCCTGAGATAGCTCTGTCCAACATGTCCATGTTGGTGTTCGTCATGGTTCCCCACGTTCCAGAACGGTCCCCCGTTGCCGGTTTTTCGAGGCCCTGATTAGTTGTGTATGTACTTGCCATATCTAAGTTACCTTTATGCTGCTATGTCTAACCAATCAGGCGTCTGGGAATCATCTATTTCTGACCAAGAGGCAGACTGTGAGTCGTTAATAGCACTCCAACTAGGTGTTTGAGAGTCATCTATAATGCCCCAAACAAGAACTGATCCTACCCCACCAGACGCAGAAACACCTGTAACCGTTACATTAGAATCCCCAGTAGCAGTAACAGTGCCTACAGAGCCTGTACCCGCAACGCCCGTAACCGTTACATTAGCATCTCCGGTAGCCGTAACAGTGCCTACAGAACCTGTGCCTGCAACGCCCGTAACCGAAACAGGAGACCCCTCACCCCAGGTTCCTGAACCCCAGGTACTGCGTCCCCAGCCTGTAATTGCTGCCATTAAGCAATCCTTATAATCGCATCACTCGCATCAGCAGTAGGAAATGTAATCGTAAAATCCCCCGCGCTGGATGATTTATCAGCACCAAAATCCAAAATTACAACAGAGGGATCCCCGCCGGCGCTGTCATTAAAAATCATCGCACCACGAGCCGTGATTGTACTGGATGCCCACGTAGTATCTGCAAAATCAGTAAGTGCAGTAGTGCCGCTGCTTGAAGGATCTACGTTAGTAAGCGTATTTCCTTTCGCTGAATAGTTGCCAGAGCTGGCAACCTCATTGCTTGTTGTATAAGCTGTCGTAGACGCAGATAAACTAGCACTTGATGTATATAACGCTATTTTAAAGGTGTTTCCACCGCTATTTGAAAAATCATGTTTCGCTTCAAGTAACTCTTTCTTGAAACTAGTACACATTGCCTGAGCTATAGCCATGCTAAATATCCTCAATATGTTTAGCTAATTCAAAATATCCTTCTTTTTCCAAAATAGCTCTTACAGTTGTTCTTTCACTTCGAGCTACTTTTTTGAAGTAATGAACGAGGATATTTTTAACGTTCCCACGAAATGCGAGAGCTTGTTCACGTATAGGCATCGGAGAATTCATAGACACAGATACAATTCGTCGTACTGCTGCTTCTGCCCATTCTTCAGCATTCATACCTCTGTTTTCAGTTGTAATAACTGTGACAGGTTCAACAGCGCCATTCATATTGAGCATTTAGGCCACATCTCTTCTTAGACTGTCATAACGATACTGGTCTCGGGAATTCTCACCTTCTGCAAGGTTCTTAAGCCATTGCAGAGACTCCTGGAACCTAGAATTATACAAGCCTAATAAATCCGGTTCACCTTTCATAAAGGTATAGGCTTCCACCAAAGCACCATATAAGAGAGCCAGTTCTGCATTGGTCCCAATCCAACTTGTACCATCAGACGACTCTGTAATCGACTGAGGTCTATAAAAATAATGAAGTTCCATGGTGTACCCGGAATCAGGCGTAGGAGCCAACAAAAAAGTCGTATCGTCAAAATCGGAATAGTAAAGGGGGGTGCCTGTGGTACTTGTATTAGGGTTATAGTCCTGGGCAAAAGTCACATGCTTGTACAACAGAAACTCATTCTTGGAACTGTTAATAACGCTTAATGAAAAAGGTGCAAGAAAATCTGTTGGCTTAGTCAAAAACCGATTGGAAGAGGTGACTGTTCCCTGAACATTTTTACGAAAAACATCCAGCTGACACTCTTTTAAAATACGTTCTTCAGAATTTAGGATAAACCGCGTCAACTGATCCGTAAAAGTGGTCTCAGTGTTTTGCGTGTAGTCCTGAATTGCCGTTTTTAAAGTGGTAAATGTAAATGCCATATTACGAACTCACTGTAACTGGACCAGCTGAAGAAAAACCTCCACCACCTAAGACACTTCCGGTGGTTGCAGTCCCGCTGCTGGCGGAAAAAGTATAACTGTTATCATTCACTTTCGTGATGCTGTAACCACTAGCCCCTTCTATAACAGTTTCTGTAAATCCATCAAAAGCCTCTACGTCCCTAAATCGCACCGTATCCCCAGTACTTCGGCCATGGCCAGGTTCCGTAACAGTAATGGTTGCCGACCCACTGGAACCGGACTTAAATGAGTTAAACGGTAATAAGACCGATACGGGAGGTTCCGTCCTGTCAGGACGACTTATCCGTAACGCTTGCGGGTCTGGACTAGATTTGGAGGGAGTTAATTGAGGCTGTTTAGGCTCGTATTCATCCTTTCCCACCAAAAGATCGTTCCACTCACGGACCATGTTCTTTAAATGATAGGCCCTCCCAGATCGGTCTGAGATCCCAAGAGCACGTTTTCCACTTGCATAACGGGCCATTTCAAACTCTTAAAGACTGATAAGTTGGAACCAAACGTAAAGGCACCCCATGGTCGATGTCCTGGGAAGCAGCACGTTCAAATTCTTCTTCATACGCCATTTTTAAAATCTGCACTCGTTGTGGCGATTTCTTCATTGCAATTTGATACGCCAATCCTGCCACCAGGCACGGTAAGAATCTAAAGGGTATATCGGCAGTATCCACACTCGCATCGGCGTCTTGGATCCGCTTGATTCGATAATAAATCAAGGAATCTGTGGAATTTTCAGGCACCGGCCATATTGTGATAGTGGGCGTTATTTGTCGATCTACATAAAATTGAGTAGGTCGTCCCTGGGTCGTTTTCTTGGGGGTCGTGAGATATTGAGAACGGCTAATCCGAGACATGGTAATGTCTTCGCTGTCACGTCGAACAACCATTTCCAAGATGTCCCCTGCTGCCTGAACGTCAGCCAAACTGGGAACGGACGACACAGTGGTAGTGGCGGCACTCGAGGAACCTGTAATGGTCTCTGTTGCCGTAAAAGTGCCACTAGGCACCGTGATGGTCATGGTAGTACCGGAGGGAAGCGTGATTATTTCCGCGGTAACACCGCTGGTGCCCCCGGTAATGGTCTCCCCCACGCTAAAACTACCAGAGGCGCCCACCGTTAAGGTAATGATGCCCAGGGGATAGGTAGCAACGGCAGAGGAGGTGGATAACTGGGCTACTGTTTGCGTGATCTGGTCAATTGTCCAAAGATTAAGACCTCGATTGGCCCAATCCGCAAACAAAAGATTAAGCGACCTACGAGCCGTTTTCGCGTCATAACCCGTCCGAAGCTCGAGGCCGCATCTCTCGAAGGCTTCCTCCGTGATTTCGGCCATGTCTAAATTAAAATCAACCGATCCAGAAGTTGCCATACTTATTCCCTCAGAAGTCCTTCATATTAGCCCCAGATAGCTATTCTAAGCCCTACTGCAAGTTCACCAAGAACTAAAATGGCCACACCCCACAAAATTTTGTAAATGTTATTGATAGAAACCTGTAAATGTCTAAAATCATTAGTCTTTAAAGATTCTACCTTTTGTGCCAAGAGCTTTATCTCACCTCGTATAGTAACAAGCTCAAGCTCGTTTTTGCGAGTAGTGTCCTCCTGTGACACGTTTAGAACTCCTTAATACATTCCAAAACTATTGAATAAGTATCTCCAGAGCCGTGTCCAACGGTGGTAAATCTAATATCTCCGGTAGGACTTGAAGCAGTGTTAACTAAGCCTCCAAAAGACGAATAATCAAGCATTCCCTGATAATCCGTAGGCAGCTCCAAAGCCAGCACATCCGTACTTGCATCCCAAAGGATCTTTACAGACACACCAACTGTGGAAAACCAGACCTTGTTGATACGAACATCCGTACAAGAAGTTCCAGCACCGCCCGGATATTTAGAGAGACCTGAAACATCAACCTTTAAAACGGCTGCTTCACCTGTATCCACATAAGTCCAGTTAAAAGAACTTACAAAAATACGCGGTCCATCCTGGATCGTTTTATTTGTAATGGTATCAGCCACAGCCTACTCCTTTACTTTGATGAGACCACTCATGACCATCGCCTTGTGTTTAGCGGTCCATGGAGGAGGTAGCTCCTTCTTATAACGATCTTCAATCTTTGGTTGATCTGAAGCTTTTTTAGAAGAGGCTTTTTTAGAAGAAGTTTTCTTCTCTGCCATGTGTCACCTCTTACGGTTGGTCGTTAAATTGGGTCATGCCATCCGTGACGCGCTGTGCAGCTACCATGATGTAATCACACCAAGCGGCATCCGCTGTTGTCGTCCCAGACATGGCACAAAACCAAGGCGTCAATGCAGAGGTGGGTATATTGCCTGTCGTTGTAGTAACGAGCTTCCTATCTACATAAAACTGAACATTACCTGTTCCTGTCGCAACAAAACCCAAACGTCGAGTATTGGTTATGCTAGAACCCGATTCTGCCCCGTCTGCAAAATCAATACCTGTATCCGTTTTGGTCTCAGTACCACCGGAATCACAGTTGGCATAAATATCTGCCGCACCTTCAACCAACAAGAAACCGATCTGGTTATTTGCTGTAAAAGGAACACCTGTAGCAAAGGTGCCGTTTTCTGCCAGACCAACAAACATATCCATGTCGTCAGCATCAGCTACTGCTACAGTTGCTTCAAAGAAGATTTTCTTACTGGCTTCGACCATGAAAATCTCATTGCCTTGAATCGATCCACCGGAATTGTCAGTAGAACCGTCACCTGTTGACTTGGCCCAGCCGCCCACATGATCAGCCAGCTGCGTCAACGTACCGGAATTAAGGACTTGTTTGGTCCAATCATCAGTGTCATCTATATCAACACCCGTGAAATCATCCATTTTGATGACATAATCAGGGTTGCATTGAAGGGGAAGATTACTGAACCATGACCCAAGCGCACTGGAATCACTGCCGTGACCACTGTACATAAGGGGTCCAGAAAAACGTGTCGTACCCATGAGGATACCTCCTTACCAAGGTTTCGTTCTAGCGTCGTGGTAAGTGTCTGCTGGGTCAGTCGCTAGAACTATATTTCCCAGGAAAATTAGAAGGGGGGAGACCCCCCCTTCTGAAGCAACGCTTATGCGCCAGGAGATCCAAACACGCAACGAGGATCCGAGTACCCGTAGCTATAACGCTCACGAGCCTTGAATCGAACATTGCCTGTATCAAAGTCTCCTTCCATCTTAGTGGACATGGGCATGCGCTCAAAATGGATGAAGCCGCGAGGCGCATCCGTCTTGATAAACCATGCATCCGTATCCGTAAGATAGTGGTTGACAACGTACCCTTGCGGCAGCATCCCCATGTTTCGGGAAGCATTAATATCGTTGTCAGCCGTTCCTGGACGAAGAGTAGACTCAAGCAGCCGATCCGAGACAAATTGTAATGCCGGCGGAACAACAAGTTTAAGTCCACGAACCGAGACTTTGAGACCACGCTCATCGACAAAAGCTGCAATGTCAATAAGTGCGTTTTCAAGACTGGTTTCGTTCAGGTCAGAAGCGGTGGAAGGCTCATTGCGAAGTGTGTTACCGCTCACCAAAGGGTGATCAGTAGCACACAGCTCTTTGCCGTCGCCGCCTGTAAAAGTGCTATCAAAAGCATTGTTCAACGTAGCTGCACCCTTCACCTGTTTGGTGTTGGCCATGCTACGAGCCAAAGCTTTCGTGTAGCGTGAAGCAAGACGGTCATAGAGATTATCCTCGATTGCTTCTTCCGTAATGGAGAAAGCAAGCGCGATAGTTTCATGCGTGTACCGTGCGGTATACGCCTCTCCAGCGTCATCAAACGACACTGCAGTACCTTCTGACTTAACCGGCGCTGAGCCGAAGCCAGAAAGCATGACTTCCTCTTCAAAAGCACGTTCTGAAGATTCCGTCTCATAGACTTCTCTTGATTCATCATCATACCTGGCATATTCCAACCCAAAAAGGGCATTTAGGCCAGGCTCTAGTTCTTTAGCGAGTTGTGCTCTGCTAATAGCCATTGCTCAGCCCTCCTATACGCCAGTTGTCGAAGGTGTGCCAGCAGCAATACTACCTTCCGGTGAGTTAAAGCTGTTGTTCAACCTTACGATGGCACCTATGCCAGCAGATGCGAAATCAGCATTGCTTGGGTCATCGACCCACCCCATGATCCTTAAATGTAAGGCCGCTGTGGTTGCAATGAGACTGATATCCAATGCCGCTGACGACATGCCGGTTGTAGTAGATCCACTTGTACCACTGGAAAAATTTACGTTAGCAAACACAGCAGCCCTTGCAGTAGCTTTACTTGTCCACGATGCGTCCGTTGCAATTACGAATAATTGCATTGGGTCATCCGCGACAAAAGCCTCTACAGGATGATTGCTGTCTGCACCGGACCCAGGCCAATAATTTGACCAAATGGTTTTCCCGGTAGTGCTAGACACATATTTGCACCCCATGAAAGCGCCTACTAAACTCACAGAACCACCTGCCGCAGCTCCTACCAGTGAAATATACCCCGTAGAAAGGGGAATAACTGGAGAGCCTTGATAGATAGCAGTGGAGTTGTTGCTGGCAATTTCATAGGGAGTATAGCCAGTTGTACCAGTAGAGTTAGAGCCTTGTCCTAGTTTAGACATCGGACGAAGGCCAAAAGCTCCATTGATATTAGCCATGCTTTTCTGCTCCTAGCCCTCTTCTTTTTGAGGGCCACCAAAAGTTACACTAGTTTGCCTGTCAGGTTTACTGATAGGCATTGCAGGATGTTGTTCACGCGCTAAGTCGTTATCAACAGCCGTCATTTGATCGCGGGTCATGCCCCGGAAATAACCTCTGCGTTCTTCAACGATTTCAATCGGAACCCTGGCAAGAAGCAAGCCGCCTATCCCAATAATACCGGCATGCTTGCCATCCTCGACGGTCGGAATATCAAAGTCAGGGTATTCATCACCACGCACCAGCTCATATCCTTCACGGGAACGAGCGGCCACGTTTTTACGGTCATCAAAACCCATAACTTCAGACCTAATCCATCGATGCTTATACCCTTCCGGCGGAGACGGAGCCTCCAGCATGGAAGGGGGCTTCCATGGTTCCGAGCGTGCTTGCTTTGCACGAGTTTGATTAGCACGGGGCGTCCTAGCAGACTTTTGGAGAGCTGTGGTCTCTGTTTTTTCCATGATTAATCCCTCACATATTTTGCATATTCTTCAAGCGGCACATTAAGCCGCTTGGCAATTGCAACCTGCGAGGGTGTCAATCGCACAGTTTTACGTCCACCCTTATTGCGGGATGCGGAGGCTTCTGCTGACGCTACTTTTCTGCCTCCCCCGTTCGACTGAGACTTCTGCCCAAGTTTATGCGGAAACTCGGTCACAAGCCTTTTGTCGAGTGTAGAATAATACTCATCGGACTGCGGGTCAAACCCTTCTTCTTCTACCAGTTTACGATGCAACCCAAAAGCTGCATACGTCATTACCTCATCTTGGCCAAACCAATCATTACGAGAAGCCCATTCCTGGGCTTTAGGGTCAGGCGGTAGGGCTGGGGCAGCGGCTTGGGCTGGGGTAGCTGCTTGGGCGTAAGCTGCTTGGGCGTAAGCTGCTTGGGCTTGGGCGTCGTAGGCGGCTGTTTCACTTTGAACCGCTTCCAAACGACCCTTTTGATACGCCAAATTAGTCATAGACTCTTGAGCCTCGACTATTTTGTCTATATCCCCACTTTCATGTGCGTCCTTCAGGTTCTTCTTGGCTGAATCAATTTCAGAAGTAACACGTCCGCCAAACTGCGCCTGGTAACCTTTATCTAAGGAACCCAACCGCTGTTTTAAAGACTCATTTTCCAGATGCACGTTTTCCGCGAACTGGATCGCGGTCTGCTTCTGACGTTCTTCCTCTCGAAAGCGATTGGTTAGCTGGTCAATGCGGGTTTTAACTCTGCCGCTGTACTCGTCCAGTTCTTCCTCCTGAAAAGAGGTTTTGCTGGAAGTTACCTTCTCTCCCTCTGGGGGCAAAGCTACGTCAACGGCGGATTCTTCAGAATCGCCTACTTCAATATCTGTTTCTCCGGGCATCCCGTGGTCTCCATCATGACTTTCTCCTCTCTAGACATGTTGAACATCATCG